TGAATATCAGATGCAAAATCTTGCGACTGAAGAGTTCCGAGTATATTCTGTATATTCATGCTCCTGACCTCGTCGAGTATATCGGCGATAGAAGCTCCCTCAGGAAGTGCAGCCACTACGGCTTGAACAACGTCGGCCATTTATTTTATACCTATATAATAAATGTCCGGAGTTTTATTTATGATACTTTTCGTAATACTTCTGGGTGGTCTTGGAATTTATGACATGTATACGGGCCTCACGGACAAGAACACGACCGTTGTGGGCCAGCAATATTTCGGTCTTTTATATATAATTGGGGCACTTGCGCTACTCCTTTACAGCGCCTCTACAAAAACCTCCTAGTTCGAGAAGGCCAGACCTCCCATGCCGCTCTGGATTCTAAGGATATTGTAGTTGACCGCGAACATCTTCTGGACAGTGTTGATAGTCGACCCCTTGAGAGTGATCCACGCCTGGGCATTGTCGATGCGCGAAAAATTGCAGGTTCCTGAGGGCTGGTGGCTCTCGGGTTCGAGTGCAAAAGAATAAGTATAAATTCCTGGATATGGAGATCCCGAATGATAGCCCCAAGGTTGAACCTGGTTGAAATATTTACCAGACTGTTCCTTGAAGCGATCCTGACCATTGAAAATGAGCTTGAAAGAAGCCAAAGGGGCGTTTACACTGTTCGAATCGTTGCCCTCCTCGAACCAAGCCCAGCTTCCGTTATCAAAGCGAGGGCACCCAATCTGGTGAGGTAGGCACCATAGGCTCTGCGACCCACCACCAGGGGCACCACAGTTTAGCACAATGTTGCCCATATTATTCGTAAAATTCCACATTGCATTCAAGTTTCCGATGAGATCGCTATTCTGGTAACACCAAACAAGCTCCTTGACCGGGTGGTTGAAAGAGAGCCGGACGGTCTGCTGAGAGTTGGCGGCACCCGACGGCAAGTTCAGAGCGTCGCCGCCAGTGTGCTGAACCTGCTCTATCAGATACTCGTGACCCTTTTGAGCGAAGCGCCGGCGCTCCTCGGTATCCAGGTAGACATACCGGGCCCATACATCAAAGACCGGAGTTCCGTTCCCGAAAAATGTGCTGAAATTTGGAGCAATATCGAAATCGAGCCGAACCTCGTGATACTGCAGGGCGATCAGTGGGAGATAGAGTCCCGGGTTGCGGTTAAAGAAGAAGAGCAGAGGCAAGTAAACGCTCGGAGGATTCAGACCGTCATCGGCGCGCAGACCACAAGAGGTCATTTTACCATAAGTAATCTTCTTGGACTCGGGAAGGAAAACTTCGGCGTGGAGGCGCCACCACGTCTGATAGTGCTTGTCGATTCTCTGGCCACCGATCGTCAACTCCACGTCTGAAATTGCACGCTCGGCAATCCAGCACGTGTCAATCGAGCCGTTGTTCGTTGTGGTTGAGCCAACTGTCGGAACCAGGCGAACATACACGTCACCGACAAGGTCTCCGTTACGAGCAATTGTGACGGTCACTCGGCTGTTATTCGAGGCGGAACCATTCACAGACTGCTGAATATCCTCCATTGCAAAATTAGTATGACGTTTATAGATGGCCTGGAAGAATGTAATCGAGGGCTGCCCGGAAAGGTAAATATCCTGGGCACCATATGCCACGAGTTGAGCTAGACCACCAGCCATAGTATATTATAGTATAACCAGAAAATTTAATTAGAAAATGCGAGACCTCCCAGGCCAGATGCAATCTTCAGGACATTGTAATTGACCGCGAACATCTGCTGACTTCTGGCGGCCGTTGCGACGACGCCCGATTTCAGAGATGCCACCGTCTCAATCTGGTTAATTCTAGAGAAATTGCATGTTCCGCTCGGCTGGAGCTGCTCGGGCTTGAGGGCAAAAGAATATACGTATATTCCCGGATAAGGGTTCCCGCTGTGATATTGGAAAGGCTGATACTGATTGTAGTATTTTCCGAGCTGAGGAGCCATACGCTGCTGACCATTGAATAAAAGTCCAAAACTGTATAGAGGTCCTACAGTTGTATAATCGTTGTCGCGGTATTCCTCGGCGCCATCCTCCGAAACGAATATGTTGGCCTCGACTGGACATCCGGCGTGTTCCATGAAAGTTACGGTCGAGCTTCCACAAGTAATATATCCACCATTTGCTCCCAGAATATTAGAAGTGAAATTCCATAGAGAATCGGGATTGTTGGCCGTGTCCTGATACTGATAACACCATACGAGTTCTTTGACCGGGTGATTGAAACTTAGTCTAATTGTTGAAGGCGCGAACTCGCCCGGAGAACTGATGGGATCGCCCTGAATGTGCTGAACTTGCTCAATCAGATACTCGTGTTTCTTGTTGGCAAACAGATCACGCTCGGCCGTGTCCAGATAGATGTAATTTGCCCATACAGAGAATGGGTTACTTCCGAAATACTGGCTATACTGAGAACTCAGTGTGAAGTCTATACGGACCTCGTGATACTGCAGAGCTATCAGCGGAAGGGCCAGACCCGGATCCCGGTTGAAAAAGAAGAGCAAAGGTAAATAAACGCAAGATTTGGCCGCGTTGACCGTGTTATTCACTACTGGAGATGAAGCCATCTTTCCATAGACGTGCTTCTTCGTCTCACTCATAAATACTTCGGCATAAAGACGGAACCAGAGTTGATAATGACGGTCGATAAGCTGACCACCTATGTAGAGCTCGACCTGGCTAAAGGCTCTCTCGGCCACCCAGCACATGTCGACGCCATTCGCCCCGTTCGAAGACACCAGCGGGTTGTAGCTTGGCGTTCCCTGTTGGTTAGACTGGAGCACGACGAACATATCAGAGACGAGATCACCAGTCCGGCGAATAACCACCGACGTCAGCCCCCCCGAAGTCATGTTGCCGCTGACCGTCTGCTGGGACGTCTCCATCGCAAAGTTGGTGTGACGCTTGTAGCTCGATCTGAAAAGGGTAACCTGAGGCTGACCCGTTAAATAAACATCCTGGGCTCCGTAGGCCACGAGTTGCAACAGAGCTCCAGACATATATAGTATATTTACAAAAAAAAGTTCCGCGTTTTGGTCCCTTTTAGAATTTCTTTCAAGATTATACAAATGAGCTCTAGATCCCGTCAGCCTCCACCAGAAGATGAGGAACTCGAGATGGACGAGGACGAAGAATTCGAGGAGCCGGTTGATTTGTTCGAGGCCCTGGGGTCTCTGATGGCGACCGAAGAAGGGGAGACCATTCCTGTAATTTTGAACAAAATTGCACAGAGCATAGACATGAATAACAAGATTATGATCAAAGTTCTAGCGACTCTGAACAAGATGGTTCCGGCGCAGACGAACGCTTAAAAAAATACGCCTCTTTCATAATAGCAGATGGCTGTCCACACTATTGAAAAGGAAATAACTCCCGAGCATGCAGAGGAGATCCGAAATGCCAATCACAATACTGAAATTAATTCTTGGGACATTGCCCAGATTGAAAATTGTATAAATTTTAATGAAAAAAAGGCGTATTTTCATATTCGTGCCAATCCTCTCGCGGCCGCCCAGGTATGGACCCGAGTCCTGTTTCCGGACGATCAGGAGCGAGACGCAGATGGATACCCCCAGGGATATGTAAATGAGAATATCAAAATTGTAAAGGACCGTTTCATTAATCATTGCAGGATGCTGATGACCCGAATCGACTCTCTCGAGGCGAGCAAAACGCCCAGCAAGGATATAAACGGAGATGAATTTACACTAGAATTTAGGGTCCGTCGACTCATCGTAGATCGCCAAGAGATGTTTGACCAGTTCAAGCTCTGGGAAAGGCGTTACAACAGAGTAACAAATCCGACCCTCGCCATCGACAACACAGACTCGAGTCTTAAGGATGATGAGAATATTTCGTCATATCAAAAGCTCCTTTTGTATCTTCTGAAGAAGGCCTATGACGAAGGCTACCGTCGCTACAGAGACCAATGTTGTATTCAAATTAGAAATACCCGAGCATGGAGGCCCGTCAAGGAGATTAAGGATTTTGTATATGATTCGACGCAGAAAGAGGACAATCCTGATATGTGGAAGAACCTTACGAGCCGAGGAAATATAGTATCGGATGTCGTTCGGCACCTGTCGAACTGCAAGGATTTTCAGTTTTTGGAAATAAAAAAAGACCGTCACACGTGGTCATTCCAGAATGGTCTTCTGGTCGGTAAGGATTGGTGTCCGATTAAAAATCAATATCAGATCAAGTTTTATGAATACGGAAGCCCGGAGTTTCGAGAGCTCGACCCGACCCTGGTATCTTGTAAATATTTTGATCTAGAATTCGATCCTTATGAGAACCTGACGGACTGGTGGGATATTCCTACACCAAATATGCAAAAGGTTCTGGACTATCAGAAGTTTGAGGACGACGTCTCCAAGTGGATGTATGTATTCATGGGGCGCCTCTGTTTCGAGGTGAATGAAATGGACGGATGGCAGGTTATTCCTTTTCTCAAGGGAATTGCACGTTCCGGAAAGTCGACGCTCATCACCAAAGTCTGTCGCAAGTTTTACGAGTGTGAGGATGTCGCGACCCTTTCGAATAATATCGAGAAAAAGTTCGGTCTCTCATCAATCTGTAACGGATTTCTCTTCATTAGTCCCGAGATCAAGGGCGATCTGCAACTCGAGCAGGCCGAGTTCCAGTCACTCGTGTCTGGTGAGGACCTTTCGATCGCCCGAAAGAACGAGAAGGCTTTGAGCGTTCAATGGAAGACGCCCGGAATTTTGGGAGGAAATGAGGTTCCGAATTGGAAAGATAATTCCGGATCTATTCTCCGTCGCTTGGCCACTTGGAATTTCAGTAGACAAATCGCATCCGATGTGGCGGACCCACATCTGGATGACAAGCTCGAGGCCGAGATGCCCGCGATTATGTGTAAATGTCTTCGGGCATACCTCGATTATGCTCATAAATTTGCGGACAAGGATATTTGGAATGTTCTTCCGAAGTATTTCAAGACGGTCCAGAGCCAGGTAGCGACCGTCACGAATGCTCTCCAGCACTTCTTGTGCTCAGAGAAGCTCCGTTTTGCGCCCGATATTTTCGTCCCCCAGAAAATATTCGTTGCGCAGTTCAACCAGCATTGCAAGGAGAACAATCTCGGAACCTACAAGTTCAATCAGGATTTCTATGCAGGACCATTCAGTTCAAAGGAGGTGGAGGTCCGGGTCGACTCGCGTATATACAATGGGAACGCGTATTCTACTCAGCCTTTCATTTTTGGTCTGGATTTAAATGTTCAGGATTAGTATGAATCGTGCGGAGGCCGCCAAAAAGATTCAAAAAATTTTTAGA